AAATTTTTTTTATATTTTTTTCTAGTTTTTTAAATAAATTTACACGCGCTTAACACCAAATTAATACTCTATTAACCCAAAGTATACACTATCTTAACGCAAGCTGTCAATTACCACATCCAGCCATCTGTCAACCCCTCCAATGTATAGTTATCTTTACCAACTCTTTATAATCGCAAACTCTTAACGCTTCTTTACCAACTCTTTACATTTCCTTCATTCAATCTTTACAGTATCTTTACCTCAAGGGGGTGCCCCCTTTACAAAACGGGGGGACTCTCAGGGGGGAGGTTCTCAACGAGATATACCCGGTCATTGACTTTGGCCGAGGAAAGTAGTATCATAGAGACATGGATACATCACGAAAGCAAACCTGCACCAAGTGTAAAAAATCTTTACCACTTGAAGAAGGATTTCACAAAGACTTGAGGAATCACTCTGGTAGGCGGAGTGAGTGTAAACAATGTGAGAACACTCGTAAAAAGAAAGGTCGTCTAGTGTCTACTACAAATAAGTTGCAGGCCATTAAAGAGATCGTTGCTAATACCCCAATCCCCTTTAAGCCTACCGACTTCGTTAAGTGGGATGAGACCCGTGTCTACGAAGTTACAGAGCTATCCCTTGAACTTGAGTACTCCACCGAACCCATCGACAGGGCTAGACTCGGAGTGTGGTGTGAGCGAGAGGTTAGAGTTGCCCATATGGACACTGAAGAGCAAGTAGCGCCTAATGACGCCCCTACCTACCCTTTCCGCACATATGTCATCCACTTCCGTCCTGAAGTGACCAAACAAGCCTTAGCCCTCCTGGCGAAGGGATGATCCCCCCTAAGTATTGAACTGGATGAAGAAGAGGAGATGACCTAATGGAAACGTCTAACATCTTGTTTAATATCTGCCCAGCGGATGACGGTAAGCTGCGACTCTATGTAGAGGAGCCTACTGAGGTGCTCGCAAGCTACCCAATCTCAGTGGCCCAACTCCACAACATCTGGAACCAATCCAATGCTATCTTGGAAGCACTTACGAACGATGAACGTCGGATTAAGACAAAGCTCCCCCGTGGAAGATTGTCTATCCTGACAGAATCACAGGTGAGGGCCATCCACGAGGATCGGAGATCTGCTCTCAAGATTGCCCAGGACTATGGAGTTAGCCAGCAGACCATCTCCAACATCAAGCTGGGGTACACGTGGCGTCATCTTGGACTTCAACCCTGTGCGTCACGTAAACGCATCAAGATCGACAAGCTCGTTGCTTCCCTCGCCCAAAGAGTAAGTACCCAAGATGTATGAACCGAACCTTATGGACTTTGAAGAACTGTATCCCCCTGAACTTCAGATGTCCCGCACAGAGAAGGAAGAACTAGTCCACCTTAGTGACCTGGTGACCTATTTACGTGACCCTAACAAGGTTGCCTATGCAGAGTCTATAGCGATCAGATCCCGCAAACTCGTAAATGAGTTTGATGATTCATTGCCTGACCTCATCCCTTCCCATGATATCCTCTACGTCTATTCGACTACCGTCATAGAATCTCACCAAGGAAAGGGTGCGGGCCGTAAACTCATACGTCAACAGCGAAGGGAGTCCTTACTCTTGCCAGGGGTATCGTGTATAACAGGCCATGCTACTACTCCTGCTATGCTGCACCTGAGACTTCAACAAGGGGCAATTGTTACTAACGTCCATAATAATTGGGAGGGATCAACCCGTACAGCTCACTTCTATACGCTCATGCTTCCACAGTCCAAGGCCTCCAACTGTGGCCCCACCGCCCTAGCCTACATGCTCCTCATGCAAGGTTACAACTTCTCAGTTGACACCTTAGAGGATCATCTCGAGACCACGGATAAAGATGGCACTAGCCCTAAAGTAATTCATTCTTATCTTCTTAGTATTTTTCCCTCTGTTGTTCTCGCCAAGGAACTCGATGGAGACACTCCACTCCCCCTCTTAGTTAACTACTTCGAGGGAGAGGACGGTCACTATGCAGTAATCACAGAGATAGGATCCACAACTATCCGTTTTTGGGATCCCTCAGATGCCCAGTTTCATACGCAGGGTATTGCCACATTCTTAGAGAATTGGTACTCTCCCCGTTATGGCAAGACTCCTGGTATCCACCTTACGAGAAAGGAACCCACCCCATGAGTAGCCCTGCCCAGATCCCAATCCCCTACCACGACAATCTCATTATCATTGAGAAGCCTCAAGAGGATGTTTCACATGGCGGAGTCTTGCTCCCTCAAGGACATTTTGAGGGCCACCGGAATCTTCGACAAGGTACCGTCGTGGCTTCTGGTCCTGGCCTACTGTATCCAGATGGCAGCCACTCTCCTATGGATGTACAGGCAGGTGACGAGGTACTCTTCTCCATGCTCTCCGGGGTGGAGATTAAGTACGATCAAGGATCGTTTCTCGTCATGCCTCAGACACATGTTGTCGCCATAGTCGAGGATTAAGAACATGAACTGGGAGTATGAATGTGAGTGTGGTACGAGGTTCACTGTTTACTATGGGTCAGGAGTGATCCCCCCTCGGAGGATGTGGGGGCACCCTGCCCTAGACCATAAGTGCTGTGCCGTCCTCCTAGACGACATTGGCAAGTAGCTCACATGTACTACAAGGCGAAAGAGAATGAGTTCCTGAAGTGGGAGTACATTAGCTGCCAACGTATGATGTGGAGCTACGAGTTGTGTATCGCTGAGGTACCCCCCTCGCTCGTACGGGCGTTGCAGATTTTTAAAAAGTACTACAATGTCTATCCGGTACTAGATGATCCTGTGATGGCTTACCCTACTTTGAGGCTCATCGATGATTATGGTAGGTTGATGCACATTCCGTACAAGACCTATATCATGAGAAACTTCAACCATACAACTTTACTGGATGATGTGAAGCACGAGAGATGGGACTTTACTCAAATCGACAAAGACAATGCCTAGACCTCACTACCCTCCATGCCATTGCTTCCAGTGCATCAACTTCAAGGCTGACTGTCCCTGTTGCGATCCTCCCAAAGAGTTCACAAGTTACCTTACGTACACAAGACATTTGCGAAACATGTCGCGCAAGAGAGGTACCCAGCAGCCCACGAGAACTGTTATCATACCCACACAACTCGGGTACCTGACCAAGGTTCTTACAAACAAGCAACAGCTTCAAAAGTATAATCTCTCCGTCATCTCTCGCTTCTGTGCTGCGTTGAATGACGGCAAGGGGTTCGGCAAGTTCACGAGGGCCCACCGGAACCTGCTCAAGGAGGTGGAGGAGAACACTACGCAGCTCTACCGATTCATCATAGATCTCCCCCAGCAATTAGCCCGCGCCATACTCATGCTGGCTCAGACAGTCAACACGTCGCCTAAAGGGGTTGTTTCTGCTCTTACCTCGTACGGCCTAGAGCACCTGGCCCTAGAACTATCGGCCAATGCTTCAGCTCCTCCATTAGGCTCTCCTAACATTAAGAAGCTCTTAAGAGAAGAACCACAAAGTGCTTCACAGGAGTTCCTAGACATCCCGCCGAAGAAAGTGAACTATGTCGACATTGAACCCCCCGGTCCTCCAGCCCCCAACCTGGGCCCAAAAAAAGCAGATCCTCTCTCTCTCCCAAGTTCAGAGGATTTCTGATGGCTTTCGGTATCCCCCCTTTGCTCCGGTTGTACTCCGCCACCCGTCACTCAACTCCGTTTCACTCCCCCGCATTCGAGGCAACAGTTTGCTCATCCGAGTGTATCGACCAAGCGGTTTTACACCAGGCGGACTATATGTGGAGAAGGGAGCTCAGTTCCCTGCAATCTGGGGACATGTCCTCGGAACTACCACAGGATTACAAGGCTTAACCCCTGGTACTCAGATCCTCTTTCATCGGTTCTCCGAGGAGCGTATACTAGAGGTACCCTCCCTGGAGCCTCTCTTTCCGGGAGAGATGCTTGACGTAAGTCTACTCCATTTTGACGCTATCCAAGCGGTCTTCTCCCCCAACCTTGTAGAAATGAGAACATGACTCTTCACAAACTCGATCTAATGGCCCTCCTTGCCCGCGTAGCGGGTCTTAGCATTCTTGCCTCTGATGCTACCTTCCAGAGCTCTATCGCCTCGCTAGCGGGCTCCTATGCCCCAAAGATCATAGCTGTGCTTGGTCTAGTCTCTCTCCTGGCGACTGATGTCCTTCGAATCATTGGTTCTCCTACCCCCACTTCTACTGGAGCACAAAAATGAATTTCTCTACCTACCTCCAAGTCTTCACCCAGGTGGTCCTTTCGAAGAAGGCATCCTTCACCGTCAAGCTTCGGGATGCAAAGTACTTGGTGTCTCTCTCGGCTAAGGAGCATACGTCGCCGCTCCCCCGCGTCTCAATCCCGGAAGCCATGAGCTTGGCTATGACCATCTCGACGCTCTCGTCTCTGACGGACATTCCCCTCCCCACCGTTCGTCTCGGCGGGTTGGATTTTTCAGTGGTCATTACGTCTGTCTAATGGACATCCGATATATCGACTATCCTAAGTTCGGACCGATGACTCCTCGTTCAGGCGCGGACATCACAGACCTCATCATACATCACTCTGCCGGACCTGCTGACCAGGACCCGAGAGCGATTGATGAGGAACACCGACAAAGAGGAATGGCCGGTATAGCGTACAACTGGATCATCACACACGATGGTGAGGTCTACTCCGGCAGGCCCATCATTGTTGTTCCGGCTGCTGCTTACGGCAGGAATCAGGAATCTGTTAACGTCTGTTTAACAGGGAACTTCATGGAGTCTCATCCAACTCCGCAACAACTTCAAGCGCTTAAAGAGCTTGCCGTATTCGTTCATGGGTTGTTACCTCACATTGTCAGAACGATAGGACACAGAGAAGTAGCAACGATATTTTATCCTCATAGTACCTCCGACTATGCAACCGCCTGTCCCGGCGACAATCTGCAAGCACTGATCCCTGAAGTAAAAGCATACGTTAAAGAACACCTGCATTCTGCAACATAGGAGAGCGTCATGGCACAAGATGATAATTCCCCCAATTATCTCGTTGGGTGGGAAGGAGATTCTACCGTAGTTCTCATGGCGTACTCTGAGATTACAAAGGAATGGAACTTTACACATATCCCGTTAGATGTGTGGGATGGACTTGTTCAGTACGTGCAAACGTATCGGCCTCCCAACAACGTTTCGTTTAGCGATCCTAAAGATAAGGGACTTCGCGCTCCTGATCCAGCTGATATACATCTGAAGGACTTTTTCTTCCCATGACGGAGAATTTTTTTGACTTCTTATCGGTGCCAAAAGAAGAAGTCATTATTGAGGATCCTCTAGCCACTCTCGTAAAGCCTGAGTGGCTTTATGATATGTGTAAGGGGACTTTACACATGGAAGATATGGAGCCACAGCCTCATTATGATATGTGTAATATCTTTGAGAAGGCAGTCGGAGATTGTCAGTTCACAGGTAAGACGCAGACACTCATCATGGTTGGCGTTCCTCGTGGAACGTTTAAAACGAGTTGCGCCACAGAGGGCTTACCTCTTGGAGTACTCGTGAGAAACCCCAATGCTCGAATTCTGATTGATTCTTTCCGCCATGATGTTTCCAAAAAACGACTTAAAGCCGTAGCTTCTCATATCACAAAAAATGATGATTTTAAAGCACGATACGGAGATGATTGGAAGCCGGTCTTTCGAGAAGAGCAGTGGAACGACTCTGGAATAACCATATCAAAGCGAACAAAGGTGTTTCGTGAGCCTTCTATTGATACTTCGGGGGTAGATCGTTCACAGACCGGCAGCCATTACGATCTCATAGTCGCGGACGATTTAGTAACCGATACTAACTGTCGTACTTCGGAAGCGCGTCAGAAGGTGTTCGATCATATAGCTGACCTCTTACCCATCCTTGAACCAGGTGGTACATTGATCCTGATCTTCACTCGGTGGCATCCAGATGATGCTTACGGGAGATTGATCTCTATTGATGCTGAGCGAGAGAGGAGCGGTAAGAAGCCGGTCTTCACGAAGCTGATCCGATCATGCTACGACGGCCCCAATGGTCTTTACTTCCCCTCGCGACACGATTATGAGTTCCTATCGGAGCAGAAAGAACGCATTGGATCTCGGAAGTTCTCTGCTCAATATCTCAATCAACCTATTGCAGATGCGGATAAGACCTTTAAGATGGAGTGCCTACAGGAGGTACCGTTCTCCTTTTACCGTACTACGAAACAAGGGATTGTACAAACAGATGACCATCAATACCCGGTCTACACCACTATGGCCTGGGATACAGCAGGAACTAAAGCAACAGCTAAGTCAGATTATCATGGCATTACCGTTGTTGGAACCGACATGTTCGACAGGTGGTGGATTCCACATGCCGAAGGGGTGAAAGGAACACCTACTGAAGTTGTGCAGAGAATTAAGTCAATCATCCTTACTTATAGACCTGATCTGCTCCTCATCGAGGCCATAGGTTCATTTGCCCATTGGGTCAATGCTCTTCATCGGGAACTCGAACCTATCGGTATCTCCCTAGCAATTGAGGAAGTGTCCCATGGGGGACAGCCGAAGGCTGAACGTATAGAACAACTTGAGCCTCTATGGACCGCTCGACGTATCTATCTTCAACCCGGGCTCCATAGCCTACTAAGCCAACTAGACTCCTTCTCCCCTCAGTCCCTCCCGGATCACGACGACATCATCGACTCCCTGGCTATGCACTTAGGTTTCACTCGACCAGGTGAAGATGGTATTGAGAAAGCATATGACTCCCCTATAGATCAAGAGTGGGTTAAGCGAAGACTGAGGATGAATCGAGAAGAAGGGAATCCCTGGCGTAGGGGGACTCGTTGGGTTAGATAGATTATTGAACTCCTACAGGTTATAATGAGTATAACAAGCCTGTAGGAGTTTTTTTCATGCCCGAGATGCGTAATCGCAAAGATGGAGCCGGTCCGGTTAAGTCGCTTCACCAGTCTCTTCACGGTGGAGGGCACCTCAAACCGCATAAAGTTGAACGCTTGGACGAAGCGATCGATAAGAGCGGGGGGAAGAGTTCAAAGGGTACCCACTTGTCCATGAGCGGTGGTAAGGACGAAGCTACAGATATGCACATGCCTTCTGTTAAGCAGTACAAGAAGGTTGCGAAGGCCGGTAAGAACATGCCGAAACGAAAGAAGAACAAATAAGATGGCACGTAGCAAAGGAGCTAGTGCTTCTAAGAAGGCAGCTATCAAAGAATCCGGCAAACCCACGGAAAAAGGGAAGAGTATAGGTCTGAAAGTTGCTCTGATGAACTCTTCTGAGGAAGAATCCGCGAAGAAAAAGGGTAAATTCCCGGCCAAAAAGCATGCTAAAGGTAAAAAAGAGAAGAAAAAATGAGAAACCATTGGAAATGGTCCACACCCTGGCTTATCTGGGCATTGTTAGCGGGCTCTTCCGTTTCAGCAGCCCAATTTGTCAATGTTCCGTATGGACTTTCCGATGATTTCTTTCCTAAGAACCTTCCACCTAACCAGTGCTTGCATACAGACGCCGATTCAAAGATCACTTCAACCGGATCGGACTGCGGAACGGGCTCAGGGGGCGTTACAAGCGTCTCTGGGACGGCCAACCAGATAACGGTTGTTAATGGTACGACTACGCCGGTCATTTCTATTCCGAGTGATCCACAAGTGTCAGGGAACCTGACAACGAATGATATAACAGTCACTGATACGACGACAAACCAGTGCCTTGGGACCAATGGAAGTAATCGGATTACTACTGCGTCTCATTGTGTCACTTCAATCACCGGCACGACCAACCAAATAATAGCAAACAGCGGGGGAGCAGTCTTTACTCTGTCCTTACCGTTTACTTTTAAAGTACCCGGGACATTTGAATCCTCATCCAACGCCACATTTGACACGGCTACCGGAACCTCATGCGCAGGATTTGACTCCACTAAGAAGTTAGTGTCAAACCAAAATTGCGTAACCGCCATTACCGGCACGACTCCGATCACGGTATCTACTCCCTCCCCTGGTGTATATGACGTTGAGATAACTAGCCCCATCCCGGTTGCCTACGGCGGTACAGGCACCGCGTCCGCTACGGCGGGCAACTGTGTGGATGTTGGAGTTGGTGGGCATTATAACACAGACATTTGTAACCAATGGACGCTTGCAGGATTTATCATTCCTTCTGTTGGAGGGACCGTAACTCTGACAGGTGGCGGGACAGAGCAAAGACTGTTCTCTATGCTTACTTTCACCCCTATCTTTGTCACTGATGGTACGCATGCCATTCAGGGATACGCTAACGCGGCCTCATCTGGGGCGGGACCTGATACTGTCGTTCTCCATATGAATAAGATCATCGCTGGATCTGTTGGGGATAGCATGGCAGGGGGCGCTCACATGATGATCGGAAATGAGGACTTCTAATGTTAAGACGCTGGATCGTCTATCTCTGTGTTTTATTGTTGGGTATTGTAACGGCGGTTCCTGGAAAGGCTGACCTTGCTTATCTGACTGTCTCCGGTAATCCTGTCACCGCTCCGACGGCTCCTTATATCACCTTGTTGGGGCTCACAGGACAGTCCGGGTGTGCTATCTCAGTCTCAGGGTCATTCAGTGGGACCCTTGGGGTGGAAGGGTTCTACCTCAATGGATCAGCTTGGACCCCAGCACTAACAGTGGTGTCGCCTGACGGCGTGAGTTCCAGTACATCAATTACGTCGGTTGGGAACTACGCTTTCAACTGCGCCACGATGACGAAGGTTCGCGTGGATGCAACAAGTGCTACTGGCACCCCTTCAGTGGTTTTGAATGCAAGTCAGGGTGTAAGCCGGATTCTTGGAGCAGGTGTTAACGGCGGCAGAACTATAGTAGCCGGTACCTTGCCTATCCAAGTTATCAATGTCGGTAACACGGCCACTGTCAGTATTGCAACCCCAATCGCACTGACATACGGAGGGACAGGTACCTCCTCGATTGCCTCTGGCTGCGTCACTTCTAACGGTACGGCCCTCTCTGGAGGGCCTTGTCCTACCCCCACTCCAGTATCAGTCACAGCAGGCACAGGAGTAACAGTCGCTACTCCAGCCCCAGGGGTCTTCCAGGTCGCGAACTCTGGGGTGCTCTCGGTCTCTGGCACTGGAAACATTGCCTCCACAGGGGGGCAAAATCCTACGGTTTCCATCACGAATGCCCCGACCTTCACCGGGCAACTCCAGGCAGCAAACCTTAAAGATACTGCACTTACCTCAGGAGACTGTCTTCAGTCTATCTCAGGGGTTATCACTTCTGCATCTACTGCCTGTCCTAATGGCTCCATAGGATCACTCACTGCGGGCACAGGCATCACTATCTCAACCCCTAATCCAAATTCTCCTACTGTATCTTTAACCGTCCCAGTAGCCATAGCGAATGGAGGAACCAACAATACCTCTCTCCCGAGCGGTTGCTTGCAGTCTAACGGTACGACCGTCTCCTCCATTGGCTCTAACTGCGGAACGGGTTCCGGCACGGTAACGTCTGTCACGGGTTCGGGAAACATTGCCTCCTCTGGCGGTACAACGCCTAATGTAACGATCACAAATAGCCCGACCTTCACGGGCACTGTTACCGGCGGGTCTTTTGATCTTAGTACCTCCCCCGCGAACGGCTGTATGGTAGATGTGGCTAACATCCTTACCTCTCTTCCGTTCCCTTGCCTTCCGTTTACAAGTGCTGGATTCGTAGTGCCTGCTATAGGTTCTGCTGTAACCGTGAACACAGGCACAACCTATCCTGTTACCCTCAAGTCTGGAGCTCCGCTGACCATCACGGATGGTACAACGAACGTCTCTGGGTATGTTGTCACTTCCGTGAATGCGGCATCGTCGTTCTCGTTCAATGTTCAGCGTGTCAACTCTGGTATTGTAGGCAATACCATCGCTTCTGGTTCACCCGTTTACCAGGGAGGCTACGATGCCGCTGCAACTACGGGGATCACTGCGGGAACCAACATCGTTGTAACCACTCCTAACCCTAGCTCTCCGACAGTCTCTACAACGCAGGCACCTACCTTCACAGGAGTCGTGACTACCGGCAATGTAGCCGATAGTGGACTTTCTGTGAGCCAGTGTGTCGGTACGGATACGGCTAAGTTCCTCGTCTCAAACACAAACTGTGTACAATCGGTAACTGCAGGAGGTAACGTCACTAACACCGGAACCGCCGTTGCTCCTATCATAGGCGTTGTGAATCCACCAACCTTTACAGGCGAGAGCATTATCAACACCGGAGGCGGGTACGCGAACTCTGTAGGAGCTGGCGGTTTTGGTCAGACTTCGGGCTGTTCTACCACCTGCAACCAACAGCAAGCCTATGCTTGGACAACTAATGCAGGCACAGGTATCAACGGTTTTATCGGGGGAGATTCGACGAAGACTACCCAGGGAGTTAGCAACCAGTACTTCCAAGTTGGCGATAATAACAACGGCACTGCGGCAGTACACGTTGCGATTGACACAACTTCAGGCAATATCGGTACGGATGGAACCATTACTACTGGGGGCACAATTACTGCGCCCAACTTGATTGATAGCGGACTAGCGGCCAATTCTTGTGTATCAACGAATGGGTCTAAGCAACTTAACTCGGGGGGCACCTGTGTTAATAACCTGTCAGCAGGAACAGGTATCACTATCTCCGGCCCCGCTTACAATCCTACCGTTACAGTGGCTAACTCTGTAAATGCAAGTTACCCCACAAATCAAATCTTTCTGTCAGGTTCAGGGACATACACCCTGGCAACCGGCGTAAGATGGATTAAAGTTGTCGCTGTAGGAGCTGGCGGAGGTGGCTCAGGGTCAGGTAGCGGGTTAACTTCTGGTGGCAATGGAGGAAACACTACATTCGGTACATCTCTCATAGTTGCTAACGGAGGTGCACAGGGGACAGGGAGCGGCAGTGGAGCAGGAGGAACAGCTTCCCTTGGAACCGCAACCGGCATGTCCCTCACAGGGGGTATGGGTCAACCCCAGTCTGGATTAGCTAGTTCCTACGGGCCAGATGGGGGATCAAATCCACTTGGGGGAGCAGGTTTCGGTGGAGGTACAGCTACGGCGGGAACCTCTGGAATAACTAACACCGGTGGGGGAGGAGGTGGCGGAGGTACCGGAGCGGGGGGCTTCGTTGCTGGAGCCGGAGGAGCAGGAGGTTATGTGAATGCTATGATAACTGCTCCTAGTGCAACCTATGCGTATGCGGTTGGGGCTGCTGGAACTGCAGGAGTTGCAGGAACGGGAGGTAATAATGGCGGTGCTGGAGGCTCTGGGGGGATATGGGTAGAGGAGCATTACAATTACTGATACACTAAGGATGTTATGAAAAAGAATCAATACTATGAGGGGCAGTTGCAGCCGGAGAGCCCGGCTCAACTGCCTATGCCTAAGGTAGGACAAGAAGTTTGGGATTCATTAGGTGAGACAGCCATGAATCTCATCGACATCAACAAAGGTAATCGAGCTTCTCTCGATGCGGAATTAGATCTTTGGAACGCCATGTATGAGATGCGGACAGAAGAACGCAGTTCCCCTTGGCCCAATGCTGCTAACATCAATATCCCGTTAATCCCCTCAGAACTTGAAGAGCTTGTATCACGCATTGCTGGATCGGCCATTCTCCCCCGCCCTTTAGGGGTAAGAGGTAATGACCCCAATTCAGCTCAGTATAGCCACACTGTTGAGCAGTTCTACAATGGCGAGTACCAACGATACAATTGGGAGGATAAGTTTCATACTGGTATCCATCTCACGGCGAGAGACGGCACCTCGGTCATGGAAATTCTGTGGGACCTCTCTACTACAGAGAGAAACTTCATTGTGGATTCTGTAGATGACCAGGGGCAGCCAATCAAGATTCGGCAGAAGCAGAAATTCGTAGACTATAATGCCCCCAAGTTAGACGCTGTGGAGCTTAGAGACTTCCTTTTGATTCCTGCATTCGCTACATCTATAGAGGAGGCAGATGCGGTTTGTCGCAAGACTTACATGAGTGAGAAGTCGCTTAAGAAGTTGGTCAATTCTGGAATTTTAGATAAGGATGCTGTGGAATCTGCATTGTCTTATGTCTCTACGGGGCAAGGGGAGCTAGGTTATGATGACCAGGGACATTCGACGTACAACATTGGTGGGCTCGTTGATGTTGTGGATGTAGCTGTATCTCCACCTGACGGTATAACGATGTCACGCGGACCCCTGGAGGTGTGGCGTATTCATACTAGCCAATACGATCTAGATAATGACGGCATCCCGGAGGAGAACATCCTTTGGGTGCACGATAGGTCGCGAAAACTCTTAGGTTTTGCCCCGTTCGAGTATCTTCAGGGTAGACCGTTCAAGGCTCTTTCAATGTTTCCTCGTCCCAATCGGTTCTATGGGTTTTCTACCCCCCAGCGTTTAAAGGGCTTGCAAGAGGAGTTAAACGCGCAGCATAATGGTCGTCTAGACCTGATGGATTGGATACTGAATCCGACTATTGTAAAAGATAAGATGGTTCGCCTTCGTGAAGAGGACATGGCCGTAGGGCCCGGCACCATGATTGACGCTAAGCCTGGGGATATTTCGTTTTTAACAGCCCCAGAGGTGCCCCAATCTTCTTGGCAGGAAGAGCAAGCTATCTCTATGTATGCCAAGCAGATCATGGGGGCCCCACAGACGGCGGGTATCCCTACACAAGGTGGCAGCGGAGGAGGCGGGGGTAACCGCCAGTCTGCTAGGCAAGCTCAGCAGAATTCCGCCATTCAGGGCATGCAGACTAACATGGTCATCAAGCGAGTTCGTACGTGGATGTTAGAAATTTTCCAATACATCCACGGTCTGTACATTCAATACGGCAAAGATCAATTGAAGTCCGTGGATCAGACTCCAGGTGGAGCACAAAGGGTCGAGATACCTAAGGAAGTTCTTGCCTTGGATTACACCCTGACCATTGCGGGTATGGGAGGACCTCTTGATAAGGAGTCGCGTAGGAACGACCTTATGATGATGGCCTCGTTTCTTATGCAACTCCCGTTAGTACAGGGTAATCTTGCAAGGATCTGGTCTATTGCTGCCGAAGTTCTCTCTACCTATGACATTCCTGAGATAACTCGCTTCTTAGGGACAATGGAAGAGGCCCAACAACAGCAGCAACAACAAGCAGAAGCACAACAACAACAGATGCAGATGCAGATGGCTATGGCGGCGATAAATCATGGAAAAGCGGAAACTTCTCCCGGAAGCGCGGATTCAGCGGGAGCACCTCCACACAACCCTTAGTACGGAAATCTTTCGAAATGTCTTTAGCTTATCCTTCTCTCCCATGCTCAAGGAGATGAAAAGAAGGATTTTGCAAGATGAACACATAGCTGAAGACTATCGACGAGGCCTTGTTATAGCGTATAATGAAATGTATAGAGGATTTATTGCAGTTTACGAAAACTGCGGCCTCGAAGTACCACTTTGGCTTGAGAAAGAGTTTGACAGAGACGATGGAAGAGAATGACCCTATCGTGGACATCTTAGAGGAAGACGAAGAAGATTCGACTATCTCTTATGTTCCCGACTCACCAGAAACAGAAGATGAGCCTGTAAAACCGCCGCTTCCCAATCCTGAAATGATCGACCTGCGCCATCAACTTGAGGAGCAGCAGCGCGAGATCCAACGTCTCCTGTCGTTTTCGGCGCAGCCTGCCCCGACTTATATTCCGCAGCAGCCCGCCTCGACGACAGTGAATCAACGAGAGGTCTTCAAGCAGCAATTGCAAAATGCCTACCTCGCTGATCCAGCCGAAGCGCTTCTATCGTTGTATGAGAAGGCGAAGCAGGACGCCGTGGCCGAGGCACAAAGGAACATGGTACCAGTCGCCGGGGCAACTACTCGGTTTGCTATCGACCAGTTCCGACGCTCTGCCAACCTTTTGAAGGATGAAGAGGAAGAGTTTGAAGGGTTAATTGCTCAAATCAGCGCGCAAGACATGGCCCAAGCCAATCCCGATATGCTTGGAAAACAGCTTACTCTCTTGAAACAGGCGGCTAAAGGGGCTGCTCTGGAGAAGCGACAAGCTTCCCCCCAACCCAGAGTTCCTCTGTATAGCTCTGGAAGTTCCTCAAGTTCTGGGGCACGTAAGCCCGTTCAGGTAAAACTTACGAAAACGCAAAAGTCCTACTATGCTCAAGCGACCGAAGATATGGGGTTAACCCCAGCGGAAGCCATTCAACTGATTAAGTCGGAGGGTATTAGCTAATGGCTAGACCTAGTAAAGATTTTTTACCCGCACCAACCCCACGAGAAGTCACGACACCTATTCCGAGTGTGAGAGTTCCTCTTCCCAATGGTCGATTTGCTAACTTAAATGAAATAATCGACCAGAATTACCGCCCTGGGGAACATAAGTCCATCTTTGCAGATCCTTCCCAGTTTCTGATCTCTCCTCGTGCGGATTGCATGTATGCCTGGGTTGCCTATGGAAAGTCTGCGGATAACTATCTTAGAGGCAAAGTTCGCTCCCAAGCGTATCGTCCGGTTCTTCTCTCAGAGATGCGGGAGGATAGGGACCTCTCCATTCACACTCATAAAATTGCTGGCCTTGAATTTGTTGCTTGTATGGATGTTGTGCTTGTGGAAGTAAGCCCGGAAGCTGTGTATCGCCTGTACAATTGGAGGGAGCAGTCCGCCATAATGAAGACGGTCAATAATGCAGCTTTCCAAGCGTTCCAAAACACAATTTCAAATATGTCGGGTGGGCTTGCTCAAGCTAGTTTTGAAGTGAGAGAAGTAGGCTAGAACTTCCTAGTTACAACGCCTCCATTCTTATGAATGGGGGCTGTTTGTTTTTGTTGACTTGATTGTACTAAGCGAGTACTCTTAAGTTAAGATACTTTCGTCCTGTGAGATGTTGAATGTCCGTTACGTATACTGCGATGGTTCCTATAGCGGTTAGTCCCGCGGGCGGTACCGGCGCGATCAATCCAGTCAATATGACTCCGACCTCCCCTTGTGCCGAAGGGGACATTGTTGTTCTGTCGGGCTCCGGGATTGCTCCCGCGGCTGCGAACGTGGCAAACGGTATTGTGGGTATTGCTCAGCATGATTCTTCATTGAATTATGGGGGCCAAAGTCCTACCTCTACGTTCAATCCGAATCTGCTTCTTGGTATCTCAAATGTTGGTACCTTGATGCCTGCATCTCCTGGTCAGACGATTGTCGCCAAGCTTGGTGCTCCTACCTTGGTGGAAATCAATCTTACGGTTTCTACGGGCTGGATCTCCGGGGGAACTCAACAGGCGCATCTTGGAACCCCCGTTGGTATCGCGATCGACGGCACAACCGGCTTCTATGTGGCGGACCCGACCGCTTCAAACATCGTTGCTACCATCTCTGATAAAATCAATGGACCGTTCGCGGTTCCGGGTGGTGATGTAGGAAACCTTGGAACTCGCATCCTCATTGAGTTCCTTCCCGCTGTCTTAGCTGTAAGTTAAGGAATAAAAGAAAATGGCATCGTTTATCAATACCAGAACTTACTTCCAGGCTGCGACGACCCAGCTTAAGAAGATCTACATGAACTCCGGTTCGATGGAACCGCTCCGTTATCCCTCCATATTCAATGAATACAAGGGTGATGCGGACCGTAGTTACATGCAGATGCTCTCTCTTGTCGGCTTCGGAACTCTTTTCGAGAAGACTGAAGGGGCGACGGCTGCGGTGGACTATTCGAAGGAAGGACTTCGTTCGTCGTTTGCATACGTGTCGTATGCCCTCAAGTATGCGGTCACTAAAGAGATGAGCCGAGAAGACGCGAAAAAGATCATTCCGAAGCTTCCTGGGCAGCTACGCTACTCTAGCGACCAGACAAAAGAGTTTCTCTTTTGGAACACCTTTAATCTCGCCTTCCTCTCTGCGGCAGCCCTTGCTGACGGACAGCCTTTATGCTCAAACTCGCATCCTCTTCAGGGCTCCTCGGCGAGACCCGGGATCAACAGTTACTCCAATCTTCTTGGAGCGGTCTCTCTCACCACCGACACCTTGCAGCAGGCGTACATCCTTATGGAAGATGTCCCTACTGACAGAGGCTTAGTGTCTTCTTATACGCCGAAGCAGCTAATTTTCCCCTTAGGTCTTCAACAAGCGGCTACCGAGACGCTCAGTTCTCTCTACTATCCGACATCCAACGAAAATCGAGTCAACGTTGTTGCGGGCTCCATCAGCCCTATGCCAATCAAGTACCTCACTGCCACGGCAGGCGGGCCATTCCCGTGGTTTGTTCTTGCCGGAAAAGGTGATCCTGGGACGGACTGCCACACTGTCTTCGCTGATGTGAAGTGGGATGAACAGCGTTCATGGGTTGATGACCAAACGATGTCTCTTTTTCACGAGACCGAGTTTCGTGCAGTCTGGGGCGCAATAAATGGCCGCGGTGTCGTTGGGTCGATGGGCGGTTAATTCAACCTTCGCTACCTAACCAAAAGACAGTCTTAATAGACTGTCTTTTCTTATTGTGTTAAGATAATGTTAGTATGTGATACGCCTTGAAAGGGCCGCTAATGCCGACTAAAGTAATACAAGCCAAGTCTAGGATGCCTTCTACTCTTCAGTACAACTCATGGGTTGCTATGGCCTTTGAGTCTGCTACTTTGACGGCAAGTGAAACGTCAACGGCAGTCGTCGCGCGTTTCCCGTTGGGATTGAACACTAAGATCACCCATATCTCGTATGTGGTGAGCGGCACCCCAGCAGGTAACCTTGCCTTGAACATTGTCTCGAATTCTGGATCGTATGAAGGTGCAGGAGCAGCGAGCTCTAAAGTAACTCTTACTCTTGGGGGCACTTATGTAGCCGGAGATACCATCACCTACGTCATAGGTGGGGTTTCTACTACGTTCATGGTGACTTCGAGGAATGCAGGGAATCTTCAACTGACTGCTGCCAGCATTGCATCAGCGTTCAATCGAATCTCTCCGTTGAATGTCACCTACAGAGCCTCTTCTCTTGGCCCTGTTGTTGTCTTCCAAACTCTTCTGTATGGGACGACTACTCCGACTTTCACCGCTTCTAAGGTTAGTACCTCTGGAACGGTCGCTACCTCAGGTGGGACGTTCACTGCTGGAGTGGCTGGAGCAAATCCTGCCGCGCCCGTTGGAGACTCTACCAAGATTGGCCTTGTTCCTTCTCCGACTGCGGCTCCGTTAACGGCGCTCTTCCCCTGCAACATCGCGATTCCTCTTGTGGGGGAATCAGAAGTGACGGGAACGATCTACGCTGTCGAGAATTTCGATGCGATCTTCCCTTCAGTGTCGGAGTTGACTCTTAGGTTGGTCACTGATGGTTCTGGTGCAGGGACGATCAAGGTTGTGATGTATGGGGTCCCTGTGGATAACCACCCGCAACAGCCTGCTGAAGCGGCTTCTTACTTCCATCTTAACCAAACGATCCTCTAGCCGTGGGCACGAGTCGCTCAACAATTGGTAATGTTGGCGGGAAAGTTATTGCGACGTTTACGGCCTCTGGGGACAGCGGCCCGTTGCTCTATCATGTACACGCCCCAGGCAACCAACCTTATGATTTCTCAGAGATTAGAGCCTGTTCAGAGTTCACTATTGGCCTCGGTGGAAGTGATACAGGACTTACGGTCACGATGTATTTCACAACGGACGTTGCCACAGCTAATGGTACCTCCGCGAACCCTGTCTGGTTCCTATGCCCCTCCCCCTCCACTGAGGCGTCGGCACAATGGAGCAACCCTATGACTAATATCTCTGGGCAGAATGTCTTGAACTTCAAGGCCCATGCGATAGCCTTGAGAGCCGTAGCAGCAGGAACGGCTAACGGGACTCTTAACGTTCTCCTTCTGTCTTCATTCTAGGATATGACATGGCCAAGACACGATTAGAACTTGCTGCCGAAAGGATTGGTAAAGGTGACAAGGCGAAAACGAAGCAGGCATTCTATCGCTTGCAGAGGGAAGACGCGGAAGAAACGGGCGATCAGTCCACCACAGATAAAATCTACAAGAAAATGGGAAAAAAGTCCCATAGTGTTGATACCCGTGCAGTGGATAAAGGAATACTTGGGTCTGTCGCCGCAAACGCTGCTATCCCGGAACTAGGAGCTGCGAGGGCTCTAGGCGGAGCAGCTAGAGCGGCTGGAAGAGCCCTTCCGAGGGCTGCTAGAGCAGTGGAATCCCTTGGGGCTAAGGCTACTAAGGCCGCCCCTAGACTCGTGTCTAAGGCTAAACCAGTAGCCCAGGTGACTGGGAGAAAAGCTACAGCGATTGGTGCGCGACAAGAAACCCAGAGGGCACTTCCCTCAAGTGGGCATAGGTCATATGAACAGGAGCTTGATAGAGTTTCTAAGAAAAAAGTCAGTAACAACCCCAAGTATAAGGCTCCACAACAACGTAAGAAGAGGTAAGATCCGTGAATTTAGGTAATCTGTCTGCTGCGTTTCGTCTTATGATGAATGAGCCTGGGACAAACCATTTCACGGCGGCTGATGTTGCTCAAATGGCAACGAGGGCACAGAATCAACTTGCATTCGAGGTAGACTTCCCTCAAGCTACGCAGACGATAACGACCGTTTCCGGGCAGCAAGAGTATCAGCTTATTGAACTTATGAAGCTGATGAGGGTGTATATGGTGGGCCCTGATGGATCGAAACAAGAGCTCATTGGGACTGATATTTACACTCTTGAAGGGGACATCCAGCAGACCTACGATAACAGTTCCAGTCTTACTCAAGGTGTTCCCACACAGACCTCCCAATTTGCAGTTCAACCTCCCATGGCCTACCCAATACAAAATGTCGGTATATCAGGCGGCGCTCCAGTGCCTACAAAGAGTGCATGGGGGCCTAATTCTAGACCGAAGTACTATATTCGAGGAGGGTATATTGGGATCGTACCTATTCCGTTAGTAACCTCTCCGGCTACCGTTATTGCCATTGACTACATCCCTAAGCCTCCTACTCTCGTGCTTTCCACGGATAGTTCTTTATTTCCTGACATCTTCCTTGATGCCTTAGTGTGGAAGATGGTAGCTTATGCTCGCTACAGTGACAATAGCTCTTTAATGGGTCAAGCGGAGCAGATGTATATGAACGAAGTAAACAGCAAAATAACTCCATGGCTGCAACGCATTCAGGCTACAAAGCCCAAAACTATGGTACCAATCACTAAACGTTCCTACTTTCGATATAGGCGAGGGCACTGATGTCTGAGGTTTTCTATCCATTTGCGAATCAGCCGTCGCAGTCAAACCAGAACGTCTTTCCGTATGACATCCTGGTTAATGAGACCTATCCTGGAGTCATCTTCGACCCAACGGAACCATCGGGAGTCTACTCTGTAATACGAGAGGTCAATGGCTGCTTGTGGTTCGTTAATAATGCCGATTGGGATCCTAATACGCTTCAATGGACCCAAGAATCACCGACAAATGCTAACCTTCCTGCATATGCTCTAGAGCTGTGTGCTAATGGACTGTTTACACGGTTTTATGGTACGGCTACTCTTGTGCCTGGCTCTCCTATTACTTGGCAAGCAGTCTTTAATCTTAGTGCTACTGGATATATTAACAGCACCCCTCTGACTGTCACTTCGTCGGGTCTAGGGCAAAATCAATTAAGCGTAACCTGGAACGCTGGCATTGCTACGCAGGTGGAGGCAAGAAGAGTCGTTGTCACAGATACTTCCTCCGCTTCTAATTCGGTTTTAGACAATTTGGTTGTAAACGGAACCTCAAAGTGGTTGATTGATAAGACAGGCACGCTGATAAATGGTTCAATCCCATTTGCACGTATAACTGGGTATTCCCCCCCATCCTTCAATAATGTGACCCTGACCGGCAACACTACAATGACCGGGAACCTTCATGTACAAGGTACTGAAACTGTAGATGGTAGTATTACGGGTAACTCCACTCTCTACGTAGCGGCGAATGCTAACTTGCTTGGAGGGGTGACGGTAACTGGGGGGGAAACCGTTGATACTCTGACCGTTACGGGCAATGAGTCTGTGGCAGGCACAGGTACAATAGGTACCTTACATGTGACCGGCAACTCTCAATTAGATGGTTCTCTCGATGTCAATGGAAATGTACATGACCATTCTAGCCTAACAGTAGATGGGACTACTAATCTAAATAATGTCACGATTTCTGGGACGGTCACCACTACGGGTAGTGGTAGCGTGGTGACGCTTGAATCAACAGATACAACAGTAAATATAACAAATCCTTCTGCAAATACTTATGATTTTAGTGTTCCTAGACTTGATTCGACTACGACTTTGTTGGCCCCCTCTTCCGGCCCAGGCTCTCAAACTATAGTTATCTCGCACACATATGATATAGCAGCTTTCCCCTTATTTGGGGCTAGAGTATTAGTATCAGCAAAATTTGACACTACTACTACATTAACACTGACCGGCCCTAGTGAAGTATCATCAGGAGGCTGGCAATTTCCGGGGTATAACTTTGGTAACGGCCCTACCGGAACTATGAGTGTAACTTGCCCCGCAGGTTTCACTTCTTTCATAGAACTTACGGGAATCTTTGGGTCGTCAGGATCTCTTTCTCTTACCATTGCTAATAGTGCTCCACCCCATTCGTATAATGGAACAGACTACCCGATAAATGTGATAGCTTGGTATAGATAATGCCTTCTGCGGGCCAGCCTGTAAACGAGCAATACACTGAACTACTTTCCGTAGGTCCTTTTGGTGGGTTAGACACAACCACTGAGCCTTTCTTCGTAGCTCCGTCTAACTTTGTTTCAGGTTCCAACTTCGTTCCAAACGCTGGGTATGGAGGGTTTGTTACTGCAAAGGGGCGTCTCCCCTTTCTAGCAGCACCTCTGCAAGGTCGTTGTTGGGGGATGCACAGGATAAGACAAGCAGGTCAACCGGACATGTGGCTGTTTGCCGTAGAGTACGGAACCGTTATGCTGTTCTATTCCGCCGTTCAAGGGGGGGTAGCCACAATCATCAATACGACTCCCCACTGGCAACAGAATACACAGGTAGTCTTCGCTGATTCGTTGCATTGGGTATTCATATCGAATGGGGTTAATACACCAGTCAAATATGACATTCTCACTGGTCTAATGACGAATTGGGGAATGGCTAGCCCCACAACTGCCCCATTGTTGGCCTTCGGCCCAGCATCTACGATGAATGGGACCTATCATTATACGATTACGTTTGGAAATGCGGTCCAAGAGTCTAGCCAAGGGGTCGTGTCCCTTCCCATCACTGTGTCAAATACAGGAGTTCTGCTGACTAGCATTCCAACTGCATCGGACTCCCAAGTTACAGAAAGAAACATCTATAGAATTGGAGGAAGTTTAGGCCAATGGAGGTTAGTGGGTACCATCAATGATAACTCCACGACAACGTATTCCGATACTCTTGGAGATGACCAGATCACAGGGCAGTTGCTAACTGTATTCAGAGACCCTCCTGCGCCCTTTACTAGTATTGTGGCACACAAGGAGCGTATATGGGGATTCGGGACTCCATCCGATCCATCCATTGTATACTACTCCAACTATGGAGAACCTTGGGGCTTCAACAACCTTACTGGTAATTTCCCAGTAGGTGAGAATTCGTTTGGTGATGGGTCAGTTGGCATGGCCTCTATTGGAACCCAGCTTGTTCTCTTCAAAAATAGAACTATTTACAACATCACTGGCTCCAATGATGCTGACTTCCAAGTCAACAAGCTCTTTGATATTGGGTGCAAGTCTGCAAAGTCTATATGCACAGCATATGGAGTATGTTGGTGGATCTCCAGGCAGGGGATCTATCAATACGACGGCTCTTCTCCACAGAACATAAGCGATGGAAACTTCCAAGCCTCCAACATCAAAACAATCCTAGATGGCTTCTCCTCCTCAACAGACCTGATAGACTGTACGTCGTTTGTATATGACCGTATGGTCCATTTTTGCTTCCCTACCGTAAATCAGACATTCCTCTTTGATCTTCGGGCACAAGGATGGTATCCTCTCAATTGGGCCGCTGACCAAGTGGATTTTGATATTGAGTCGGATATTCCTATCATTGGTACAAACCTTCAAACGGTAGGACAAATCGACCAATGGTTTGCTGCTCCAGGGGACTTCGGGGGAACTATTGATTCGTTTTTAATCTCTCGTATCACGGATTCAGGGAACATCCATGCAACCAAAGAGTATCGCTACCTTGAATTGCAGGCTCCAGTGCAAAATGGGCAGGTTGTGGCAACAGTTATCATAGATCCGGGCACTCTACAAATCACAGACACCCAAGCATTTGATCTCTCATCAGGCTTTACCCGTCAACAACTTTCCCTAAAAAAAGGAATGAGCGGAGCAGAAGTTCAAATCAAGCTGTTGATCCGCGCGGCAGCAACTATTCATATACAAAAAGCTGCCGTCTTTGGCTACGAAAAGGCGTTATTTAGAGGGGCAGCATAATGCCTAAGAAACCGGCCAACAGCCAGATCAGCGCCAGGGTAACGACCGAGTACAACGTAGGTAAGGGGCTTCATAAGCCTGATACCACGAACACGGTAGCAACCGCGTCATTGCCTCTAGACAACCCTCTACAGCTTCTAGCTGCCGACGCGGTGTCTTTCACAATACCGTCAGGGGGGGTTACATCCGTTGTATTCCCTAACCTACCAAAAAGAGACAATAGTGCAAACCCGTTAAATATCACACAAGTAGGGCAAAGCCCTCTTACAATTGGTACAAAAGACCTGTTGTTTATGGACATCTCCCTCTTCAATTGTCCTGTGTACGTACAGACCTCAAGTTACGCCACAACCAAGGACAATATCGGTGCCCCCGGCCCCTTCTTTGGGGCGGAAGTGTACCTGACCTTCGGTGGTACTATTCGCGGCCCCGTGGGTACTCGTGGTATGATAGTTTCAAAGCTCTACATTGCGAGGGGAACATGAAATTACCATCCTGGGAATCTCTTAACTGGCAGAAGAACTTACCAAAACCGCCCGATATGAAGCGTTTCCAACGTACGTTACAAGGTTTCCACGGCAGAGGACAAGGCAACTTTGGAAAATTCGCACAATCCTTTAAGAATCTATGGAGTCAGACCGATGGCAAGTAAGAAACCCCCCAAACCTACTGTTAAGAAGAAAAAGAAAGAAGCCCCTATGCCTAAGGTAAAAGGAGCTCCTACACAGGCTAAACCTAACAGACAGATCGCTAAGTCACAAGAACCTCAGGAAAGCGGAGTAGAGAAGTTCATGGACTTCGTGAGCCCGAATTTCTCTAAGATCAGGAAGTTTGGGAAAAAGTAGATGGCTGGGATGCCTCCTCAGGGGCAACCTCAACAGGGTGCTCCGCAACCATCGGCACCCCCTGAACTACTGATGGCCATTCTTTCTCATCTGGTGAGTGGAGGTGGGCAAGGAGGGCAGCCTCCTCCGAAGGACGGAGGCCAGACTCCCCCCTTAGCCGGGCTATTACCCGCGCTTCTTCAGGCGTTAACTGGTCAGGGTCAAGCCCCCGGAGCAGGTGGACAACCGCAACAACCCCAAGGACCGCCACAGCAGTCCCAACCGCAACAGCAAACACAACAAGCTCCTAATCCAATAGCAATGATTCTTCAACATCTAGGTTTGAAGTTACAGTAATGGTTCGCCCCAAGATAACCCAGATCCCTGCAGAATGGGCGGTACCTTTTGTAAAGGATTACTGCCGCAGATGGGATATACCATATGACCGAGATGAGGAGATGATTTATGGGAAAGGTGTGTTATGGATGGGAGCCCTTTACCAGGGAGCTCTTAAAGCAGTATGCGGAGTCTTTGCAGCAGACGAACTGCCGGGGGAGCTCTTTGTCTATGGTTTTTATGGTGATGGGACCAAACATCAGTTCGCACCTTTACGGGCTCTTATAGAATTCATCAATAAACTCCCGTATAATGATAAGTATGGGTACATCTTAGCTGACAATGCAAAGATGGTCCGTATTTTACACAAGTATGGATGGGAAGTCCGTTCTACAGAGATAAACGCCTATGGGCGTCCTATAGTTATAGCGGGGAACAAGCATGGGGAAGAACAAAAACAGCGCACAGGGGGCTGAACAACAGGCGCTACAAAATCAATCGGCGATAAATCAGCAACTTTCTAAGTATGCTAATCAGCTTGCCGGTACTAATTCGCAGTATTATCAACCCATGTTGCCGCAGCTCGCCCAGGGCTTCTCGGGGATTGCCCAGGCAACAGCTCCAGGGGTTCAATCAGGGCTTCAAACTTTACTTGGGTCCCAAGGTAACATGCAGGGGCTTACCGGTATTGATCCGAACCACATTGCTCAGTTGCTTCAACAATACGCCTCACAACCTGGGGCAACAAACGTGTCGCAGGCGACCCCTGGGCTTCAATCTTTCTATCAAGGCCAGATGCAGAACGGGATTAACCCTCAGTTCGCACAGAATGCCCAAAATCAGCTTTCTCAACAATCTGCTCAGGCCATGTCAGATGCTAGGGCGCATGCTATGCCTGGGCAGAATATGAATGCACTAGCGTTGGCTAACCAGGACTCCCTCTTACAGAACTCTACGAACCTAGCAGGCAGCTTGGCAGGGCAGTCTCAGAACTTTGCTAACCAGGGTGCTCAGGGGTTAGGGACAACTGCTGGAAACTTTGACACTCAGAAGTTGGGACTTCTGCAAGCGGGTCAGACAGGCGCACAGGGTCTCAACACTCAAGCTATTGCCAACTACTTAAGTGCATTACAACAAGGACAATCTTCCTTGAACAATGCTAACGCCTTTATGAATCAGGGAACTTCAAACCTCACGGGCGCTATGGATGCAATGGCAGGTATTGCTAAACAGAATGCAGATCAAGCGTCACAGTTTGGGGCTCAAGCGCAGCAGCAACAAGGCTCAGGCGGATTACTTGGGGGCCTTCTAGGTCTAGGGGGATCTCTGATGACAGGAGGCGCTGCGGGTGTCGGGGGATTGGGTTCTATCCTTGGTAAGCTATAATGGCACGTTTTGCTTATTGGAGCTCTGAAGGATCTACCCTTGCTTGGGCTAGACGATTGATGGACGAGGGCAACGAGGTACTGGTTTTCATTAAAGCGGATAGAAAGAATAAAGTCGGACAAGGCATTGTCCCTATTGCTACTTCAAATAAACAATGGGTTGAATGGGGCTTTCAAGATCCTAGGACGATCTTTCTTTTTGACTCCTCTGGCAATGGAGATCAAGCGGATCGACTGCGTAAGGCAGGGCGATTTACTATAGGCGGGGGTAAGTTCATGGACCGCTTGGAAAAAGAGCGCAAATGGAGCGCTAGCCTTGCCGAGAAGTGCGGCATCCAAGCCCCCCCAACGAAAAGTTTCGGGTCAATCACAGAGACCCTTAACTACCTAAATACAAATCCTACTCAAGAGTTTGGGGATGGTGGTTGGGCGTGGAAGCCGGAGAAAGACATCGGCTGCGATGCCACTATCGTAGCTAAGAATGCTGAAGATATTATTCATCACGTTGAACAGCTTCGTCGTCGTCATGGGGATGCCTTGAAGTGCATACTTCAAGAAAAAATTGATGGAGTCGCGGTGTCAACAGCCCAGTGGTGGAACGGAAAATCTTTTGTGGGACCTATCGAAGGGACCATTGAGAATAAAAAGTTCATGGATAAGAACCTGGGGGCAGCTACCGGTTGCTCTTTCGATCTTGTATGGTTCTATAGAGATGTCAACACTAAGATCGCGCAGGCACTTAAATGGAACAAAGTGGCCGAAATGTTTCGCCAGAATGAGGCACCTCCTGGTCTATACGATATAAACTCTATCTTGGATTCACGCACCGCATGGTTTCTCGAATGGACCCCAAGGCTAGGGATTGACTCGGAGTTAACTAGTTTCAGGGGTATTAGTAATCTAGGCCAATTTCTAGAGAACTTGGTTATGGGGAAAGACGTAGAGAAGTTTTTTGATACCGATCAAATATACTGCGATATACATTTAAGCGTTCCCCCGTATCCTAACGTAGTAGACCTTCCCGATTACACTTCTCCCGCAGAGGGGGTATCTATACGTGGGATAGATGGGCTATGGGATAAGATGTTTGTGTGCGCGGGCATAGCCTTTGATACAGAGATTGGTATACACTGCGCTGATCCATGTGGCACCTTTGGATTCTGCATTTCTTCAGGAACCTCTCTAAAGAAAACTTACAATAAGATGTATGATTGGATCAAAGAGAATCTAAAGGTACCTGATCTCCAATACCGGACAGACGCGGTAGAGACTATCCAGAAGGATATTGATGATATGATTAAGCATGGCTGGGAGTTAACTCCCGTTCTGAGGAAGTAAGATGGGTTTTGGAGTTTCAGGTATCAATGCCCCTGGAGGGGGAAATGAACAAGGAGTTTTAGGATTCCTTGGAGGACTGCTTGGAGGTCTTCATAATGCCAATCAACAGAGGGAGCAGGAGAAGCAGCAAAAACAAGAGTTCCAAACTAACCAGGCAAAAGAGAAGCAGCAGATGGCCCTCACTGATGTAGATATGCAACAGAGGCAGCAAGCGATCAAACAATCACAGGTTGGGCAGGCGCAGGCACAACAACAAACGGCACTGACGAGGGCGTTCCAAGACCCTTCCCTGGCTAAGGACCCCATGATCGTTAAGGCTATCACTGAAGGGAACACAGCTCAAGGTCTTCCTACAAAGATGAAACCGGATGGTACCATTGATCTTACGGCTTATCAGAAGTCGATCACGGAGATTCCACAAGCAGACATCAACGCTATTCAAGAGCGCGACCCCTTGCACCGTAAGCCACTATTGGACGCGCTTGTGGCTCAAGGCTATAACATCCCTAAGAGCATGTATACTGACTCTTCGTACATAGATGCAAGAACCGAAGCCGTTTTGGATCGCGTTAAGGTCATGCGTCAGCATGAGGCGGCCACGGAGAAACACTTTGTTACGGAAGATATGATCCGAGGAGCTTCCGAGAAGTATCGTGAAAAACACGCCGCAAATATGGACGCGGCTTCTGCGGCTCGCCAGGTTACTTTAGATGGAGTAGCTAAGGCCCGCATCAACTCTCTAAACTCTACGGCAAAAGCATCTCTTCTAAGAGCGAATGCTGCTGTTCAGGACTCAAATACTCGTTTGACCCGCTTCCATGCAAATCCTACAGGGGGCCGAGGCACCTTGCAAGCTAGTCTTTCTCAAGTGTTGAAGCTTCATAATGAACTACAGAAGCAGTTAGATACGGCCCAAACGGCTTATAGTACCCTAATGAATGGAGATAATCCCCCTGACCCTGGATCTGACCAAGCCGTAGAGGCTTTACAGAACATCACGGATCTCAAAACGCAAATTGGTGCTTTGGGTGACCAATACACCACTTCCGTTGGTGCTCTTCAATCAGGAGCTGATATTTCTGCAAGACTTAGCGCAGCTTCAGGAAAAACAGTTACCAATACCTCTAGATCCTCTGGTCCTAAAGAAGGACAGCGGTCCCTCTCTAAGTCTGGGCGTCCTATGATATTCCGTAATGGCAGATGGGCTTACGGTGACTAATGCAAGTTCCAGCATCCGATCTCCCGGCTAACCTCGTACCTCAGGACGACCTTCCTACCTCTCCAACCCAAGTTCCAAGTACTTCTAATGAAGTACCACAAGATGACCTTCCTGGAGGTGCACAACCTGCTCCTAGGAACACTGTGCCCAATCCTATTGCAACACCACATACCTATGACTCGGCGATAACGTCTGCATCCTCAACCTATGGAATAGACCCCAGGGTTCTCCAGGCGGTAGGGATGCAGGAGTCCCGTCTAGGCACCGGAGCAGGATACAACGCGAATACGGGTAGAGACGCTGGAGGCAACCTCGGGGTTTCACCGTTTCAATTAGACCCTGCTTCTGGTTTGTCAAAGGACACCCTGGCACGTGCAGCTCAAGATCCGTCTTACGCGGCGAGGTTATCGGCTCAGATGCTTCAGCGTAACTTAAAGGCGTCTAATGGGAACCTGCGGGAAGCGCTCTCAATGTATAACTCGGGGAGCCGCCACTCTTCTCAGGGTTTAGCATATGCGGATAGTGTGTTGTCCTTTATGAACCAGGACCAACCTCTTATTCAACACCAAGACCTCATTACTAAGCTTAAGCATGATTCCGCGCAAGTCCAACGTAAACTGTCTCGGGGCGTACCCTTAGATAAGGCCCTAGCTCACACATCTACTCTTAAACCTCTTCATAGATTGGAAGTTAGAGGGTCTAATGCGTGGGATTGGGTAAGACACCATCCCTTTACTGAAGCAATGGATATTCTTGGAGCCCCACAAAGAGCAGTTGGCGGGGCGCTGCATGAAGTGGCAAATCAGCATGGACCAGAGACTGTTGAAGCCTTTAAACAGCAACTTCATCATGTATGGGACTACGTGTTCAACCCGACAGAGCATAATCAGGAAAAGACTACCTCTGGCTTAGGAGAGGTTGTTAACCGTATCGCGGGGCATCGTGTTGTGCCTTCACACACGGATATTGACAATTACGTACACCGACAAACTCGTATTCCCTCGGCGATCCGTCCTTATGTTGCCGGAATAGCAAGAGCAGGTGTCGATTTTACGCAACAGACTTTAACAGACCCAATGATGATTGATGGAGTGGGTCGAGGACTTATCCATTTAGGTTCACATGTACCTAGTGCAGTGGCCCATGCCGCCCTCGCTACTGCGAGAACTATGGGTATAGCACAGCATTTTCCTCACTTACCCATGGTTCACCAAGCCGCAGAGGCGGCTAGAGATCTGTTCGGGGTGAGAAGGGACCTCACTAGAGCAGGCTTCACCTCCAAAGGGCATAAGGTACGACTTGCAATAGAGAATGCCGAACTAAATAGAGCCGAAAGCGATTTTGCAGCAGATAGAGCCGCATCGCATAGTGCCGAGGAATCCGCACAGCGCATTCTTGGTTATGTACATCAGCATGGCAACGCGCATAAATCCTCCCTGGCTGCAGAAGCGTTGGGGGTCTCTCCACATGCTTCCCCTACGGGACATATTGCTGTCGCCAACATGCCGAATATGCTGGAGAAAATTCATGGGATGAATCCTCAGGAACGGGAAGCATTCCTTATCAAGGTTCGTAAGCAGATTGCAAAAAAAGAGGTGAATAGGCAAACGAAAGCAATCATTTCCAAGCACCCGGACTTATACACAGGGGGGCAAAGAGAGCTTGATAAATTGGATCTTCAGGACAATTCCCCTATATTCAAAGCCTTAAAAGGGGTTGAGAAAAATAACCCCTTAGCCTCCTTAGCAGATCTTGGTAAAAAAGCGATTCTCTGGAATCCCATGCCACATGGTCTTGTAAATGTTGGTACGCTAGCCTACCAAGCTGGAGGCATCCCCGCCGTTATGCGAGGTTTTGCTCACATGACAGGAAAAACGAACCAACCGTTGCTTAATAGACTTCGTGATATGGGGGCTCTCTCTGAGTACTCTAACACGGCGAAAACAACGATTGGTAAAAAGTCAAATGAGATTCTCCACAAAATGGAATATGGCTGGAGAGCCGGGTTGCTTGAGCAATTAGATAAGAAGCTAGGTCCTAGCGCCCCCGGCTCCGTTGAAGAGTTTTTAAAGGGCCACATGATTTCTAATCACGTTGGTGATTATAGGAATCAATCAGCGTTTGTGCATATGTTTAAAGCCTTGGGGGGCCCCTTCGTAGCCTTTCGATTAGGAATTGTGCCGCAGCAGTTTCTCCGAACGATGAAAGAGAAGCCCTCTCGGATCATCAATCAGATTCGTGGAAATCAGGACATTCAGAATAACCGTCAAGGGAAGCGCAAGAATGAGTTAATACAGGGGGGTCCGACGGAGGACATGCTCAAGCTTCTTACCGATCCGAGGGCGTTCTTTGCATCCCCCTCTACGTCGGGAGTCTTAGGTGAGTTCCTCTCATCTTCAAGTTCCCTTCATGGAGGACTTCTCGAACGAGGTATTGATCTTGCTAAGGCATACATCCCAGGGGCGAGCGATATATCGAAGCTAGGGGAAGTTATGCAAGGATCGACTATGCCAGGACAAAAGATGTCCATTGTGGATAAGCTCATGGGGGCCGTTGAGTCAGAATTTCTTAACATGTACTACAAGAAGAAAGAGACCACGAAACAGGTGAAAGCCTCCAAAGGTAGAATCAGAAGGGATGTTACAATATAATGTCACTCACCTTTGTACTGAAAATGCTTGAAGATCGTATCGTCAATGTGGAAACAAAACTTGACGAATTTTCTACGAAGATCCACGACAAAATTGACAAGAACTTTAAGTTCCAAAACATTTTGATTTTTTTTGGATCTCTCCCCACGTTACAGGCTCTCGGGGTTCCTACAAAAGAGCTTGGTGCTGAGTTAATAAAGAAGGCTGTCGAAATACTAGGCTTCATTAGAGGTATCAGATGATTAAACCTATGCTGGCAGTAGATGCTATTCTTGACAAAATTCGTTATCCCGTGTTAGTGCAAGAAAAGATTGATGGGGTTCGAGCTTTCAACTATCAAGGAATACTTTACACTAGGACGGGGAAGCCTTTTCCCAATCTAGCCATTAGAGAGAAGTATTCAAAACTCGAGTACCACGGCTATGATGGGGAGATCTATGATGGAAAGTCATTCATCTCAACCTCAGCGCTATGTCGCTCTATTCACGCGCACGCTGATGTTGAGTGGCATGTATTTGATACTTTTGCCTCCAAAGAAGTTTGTTATACGGAAAGAATGGAGGAGGTAAACTATTATCCAAAAGTCAAGTGTATGTATGCTTGGCACAAAGACGGGTTACGAGATTGTCAAAATTTATTTATCGAAGGTGAAGGCCTGATCTTACGCAACCCTAACTCCCCTTATAAATTCGGTAGGTCTACTATGAAGGATCAAGCACTTATGCGAATCAAGAACTTTGACTATAATGCGGCGAGGGTCCTTCTAGTAAATGCCCGAATCACAAAAGAAGGGGAGATTCTTAGAGAAGTGGGATCGCTCATTTGTATGTTTAATGGTCAAGAGATTACAGTATCCGCCGGTCGGATGTCTAAGGAAGAACGCATTCTATACTTCTGCAAGGACTTTATTGGTCGAAAGATTACTTTTAAGCACCTGCCTACTGGGGCAGGGGAACGTCCAAGATTCCCTACCTTTCAAAGTGTTGTGAAATGAAAACGCCTATAAAGGATACGACCATTACTCAGTCATACGCTTGTGAGCTTATTAAAGAACATGGCAGTGCGAACGCAGCCGCATTCTACCTTTCTGAAAATTTTGAGATCCTCTCCTCTCGATATGAGGGGAAGATCCTCTCCTATGCCCGTATACGGGACATCCTCAATCGGTTAGTGAACATGGGGATTTCAGGTAGAGAGGATACGTCAAGAGAGTCTCGCATTGAGAAGCTTCTTCATAACCATAACGTGCCTCTGGAATCTATAAACCGTATTGATAATGTGAAGCTCGGGATATGGGGCGTCCATGCCAAGGACGCGGAGGGCAACATACAGACCAGTTACCTCGATAAAACGCAGATCACGATTGTACCCGAAGCTCCAGTCTTCCCAGTAGTAAACTGTGCAGAGCCTAGGATCATCCAGTACGACCGCGGGCCAGTAATAGCGAAGAGAGTCGATCAATACGTCATCATTTCCGATACACAAATCGGCTTCCTCCAGGACCCTGAAACGAAGGCTACCGTACCCATCCATGATCCCAAAGCTATCGCGGTGGCAAAGCAGATCACCGCTGATATAGGACCATCGAAGCTTGCTTGGATAGGTGACCTCATGGACTGGCCCTTCTTATCACGTTGGACTCAACACGATGAATATGATGCCGTTAATGAGTCCATCCAAGCAGCGTACGATCACCTATGTGAGTTTATATCGGCATCTGGAAGACGGCTCCAAGAGAAGATTATCATAGGAGGTAATCATGATATACGACCTGAACGATTTTTACTGGAGAACAACAAAAAGGCTATGCGTGTTCGTAGAGCTTCAGATACTTCTAGGTGGCCCGTATTCTCGCAGCCTTTTCTACTCCGCTACGATGATCTCGGAATACACTATCCCGGGCATTATCCCGGAGACCACTTTTATCTTCTCAATGAATTAGTACTAACCCATGCGCCACCTAAGGCCAAGGAGTTCCAGGCGTCGGTGATACATGGTCATACCCATCACATCACCCGCTCAACGTCAGTGCAACACTCTTCCCAGGGGCGTAAGACGTACTACAATTACGACATTGGGTGCCTCTGCCAGACAGGAGAAAACCCGAACCCTTACTCTCTAGTAAGAACCCGGGTTCCCTCAGATCGTGGTCGTACTGATTGGTCACAAGGCATCGCGGTAGTGAATGTGATTGACGGGGAGTTCTTCTCTGTCGATCAAATAGCCATCAACGATGGCCGGGCTATCTATCAGGGGCAGGTTTATCGAGTAGGGTCTTAGCAAAGACCCTTCCTACGAACTTTTGGGCTTCGCTAACACTACAAACCGTGGTAGCGAAGCCTCCTTCTTTCTTGACCTGCTCTGCGAATAGGATCTGAGAATCCGTTCTCCCCAAGCTTGCCTTAGCCCATGCCTCAGGAGTTTTGACCTCTATCGCAACAAAGTACCCGTTCACAACTCCTAAGATATCAGACACTCCGGCGCGTTGGAAGGGAGACGCCCCGGCTCTCCAGAAAAAGCCCAGGCCCTCCTTTCGGAGGGCCTTCATAATGTTGTCCTTAATGCTAGATTCAGTCTTCATAAGCTACAAATTCATACCCTTTTTGCAAGAGCAGGATTCTGGATACTGCGGAAGAAACCGCCCGATGGATTTCATAGTCGGGAGTATGGGCTTCCACCCCTGCCTTATCCCGCTTCATGTTAGGTGCATGCTTTTGGATAGTCTCTTCAAGGATCATAGCAGCCGTTAAGACAGAGTTGATAGAATGGATGTGTTGTGCGTCCAGTTGCTTAATCATCTTAAAGTCCAAACTCCGAAAGATCGGTGGAAGAGGGAGTAGATTGAACAAGTCCCAGGATCTTGAATTTAGCCCAGAGTTTAGGAGAGCCGTCCTCATTTGTAGCCCCTTTTGAATCTTTCTCCAGGAACTTCTTGAGCCTAATTTTCTTGTTTAGGAAAAGCTTTGCATAAAGTTTCTTTAACTCGACTGCTGTAAATTGCCTAGGCACCTTGGAAAGCTCTCCAATAGCCGTAGCATCACTTCGGAACTCTGAAATTCCGTTATTACCCTTAGCTCCTTTCTTCGTGATGAAGTTCACCAGGTAGTACTTCTTCAGCACGTCTTCCCCAGAAGACTCCCCTGATATGATCTCAAAGTTAGCTTCAAGAACTGGGTCTCCTTTTTGGGTCGCTCCAAGATTCACGTTGGTTAGCCTGGCTTCATAAATACCCTCTGGTAATGATGCCTTAAAGCTCATAATTTCATCAAGATTATATGTAATTTCTTCTGACATTTCTACACCTTTTCTCTTAAAGAACTTGTAACAAAGGTAGACTTGCCCACTCCTGGAGGGCCGTAAACAGTCAACCAAGTTGGTACGAACCCCAACAACTTCCATAAACGTGGAAGTGTTGGATTCGTTAGCGCTTTAGGGAGTTTCTCCTCATATGGAGCTTTAGCCGTATATTCCTCCGTAACACGTAATTGAAGAATTCTACTCCCAACCGCCACAACCTCCTCATTCTGGTCATTAAAGATGGGCTCATTTATTCGAGCCATCCTAAAGACGTGACTGCTGGAACCCATTAAGCTCCCCAACAACGCAGGATTTAAGTCAGGGGATCTTTTTTTTGTAGGAGGGACGGTTGTCTCATCAATACGTACAGCTTCGTGCACAGTAGTAATAATCTTTGCGCCTTCCCCTCCTCTGCTCAAATTCTTCAATTGACGTATAATCATCCCTTCTGGTCCTGTATATAGTCCATAGCCGGGTTTTTCCTTGAAGAAGCGTTCCTTCTTGCCCCACATGGTTTCTGTAGGATCAGTTCCAAGGTTATGATCTCCTCTCCAAGTGGCTGCAAGCATGTCAATTGTATCAACAATGACTATATCTTTAGGGGTTACTTGTGACACAATACTGGTGACATGCTTATCAAAGTCCATATAACGTACAACTGGGAATCGTACCAACTCTTTATGCCCTAAGACATCTATGATAGCGTCCGCACCATTCCCATCGGTCGAATAAAGGTATATCATGTTAGCCCTTCCGGTATTTCAATTGGCTCTCGTTTAGTCGATATGCCCCGCAGCATATCCTCTGTAAGGTCATCCTGTAATAGGTTAACTTTACAAATCTCCTTAACCGAGCAAGAAGGGCAGGCATCATACCCTCCTCCTTTTAAGTTAGTACGCGTGAATCTTTTTGATTTACTTGTCTCTAATAACCTCTGAAGTTCCCAAGTAGTTTCATCTGCTATCTTTGTGGCCTCATACAAGCTTATAACTAAAGGCATGGTCTGATAGCACTCCTGGGGGTCCCATACATCTCCTTTCTTATTATGGGGGATATAGGGAGGAGTACGTCTGACATACACATGCTCAAACCGTACTTTGGAGGTCTTAAAGTGCTTCATTGCACAAACAATGTAGAGTCGGGCTTGGAAGTCTAAATCTGCATCCAAACTAGGGAGGCGAGCAAATGTTTTCCAATCTCGTACCACAAGAGACTCCATATCGCGATACACCAGGTCGAAAGTACAACGAACGTACACTCCATCCAAAAATTGAACATATATTGGCTCCTCTACCAACACCACATTCTTAGGAAACTCATTCTCTCGTAGCCAGGCACTAGCTACATCTCTCATCGGAGAATCTTCATCCGGTAACTGACCATACGTTGCATAATGGGCCATGATAGAGTGAAACGCAGTTCCCTCCGCCATTGCTTCATTCTCTTTCACTCCATCAAGAAGCATTTCATATTGTATCTCATACTTCTTACCACAACGAAGAAAGGTCTGAAGAGCACTCATACTGATTACAATGGGAGTCATAGCCTAGCTGCCCAGGACATAGCTACTGCAGCCACCTGAATGAGTTCTTCTCGTAGGCGGCTATTATCTACAGGGAACTGCTGCAGCTCCTGAGAAACCTCCCCTACTTCCTCTACAAGTATGGCGAGACGGGTGAGGTCCAAACATCCTTCATCATACGGAATATGGTCGAACGACCCTGAAGCTCTCAGAGCTGTCTGACGCCAGAGTTCGATATCGAGAGCGTCTCGACACTCGTTCAAGTCTTTTTGATAGTTTTCGTATTTGTATTCTTTTTCATTCATCATTTCCTGGGCTCACCTTTGTCTCTATTGCTAGAGGGATGTCGAAGTCAATGTCAAACTCGTTTTTCAAAAATTCAGGAGGGTGACGAGTCATTGCATACTCTATGCTTCTAAGACTCCCCTCGACATCTTCAGGGTTGCATTCAAATAGTAAAGAGTCGTGAACAAAACCTACGGGAGCTAGGCCGATCCGTTCGCATTCAGCCATAGCGATGTACGCAATGTGTGCTGCCAGGTTCTGCACCTTTACGTTGACCGCCTGCCGTAGTGCTTCCAGCTTCAATTTATCCGGGAGAAGGGTAAAATCCCCGAAGTGTCGTATGTGGCCGGTTGGGCAGGCTGCTTGTCCTGTACGTATGATCTCTTCCTTAACCTCGGCATACCAAGGGCGGAAGTCCGGGTAGATGAGATGAAACGCCTGGAATAGCATATGCCATTCGGTCATCGACTTGAAGATACCCTGCTTACGAGCATTCTGGTCTAGAGTAAAGGCGTTACCCAAGTAAAGAAGACCGAACTGAACCTTAGCCTGAGACCGCTCTTCCTTTGTGACCTCTGACTCTAGTTTGTCATAGTACCGAGAAGCGAAGAATTTATGCGGGTCCCATCGGGAGTCGTCTTGATACCGGGTTAAGATGACCCGCTCTCTGGCAAACCAAGCGGCGACTCGAAACTCAATGGCTGAAAAGTCAGCTTCTATAAGCACCTTACCAGGTTGGGCCCCAAAGAAGTCTTTGTACTGCTTAGGTAGGTTCTGCACGTTCGTGTTACGGGCCGACGACCTCCCGGTTAGCGTCCGCAATATGGTATATGTAGGGTGGACTCTCCCCCCTGACTGCACAATGGACTCATAAGGGGCCACGTATGTACCCAGGGTCTTTGTGGCCTGGCGGTATGCTACAAGGTTTTTTGCAAAGGGGTGTGTGATCTCGTTAAGGACCGCAACGCTAGTACACCTCTTACCGGAGTCTGTTAACGGTAGGGCTACTCCTTTGGAATGAAGGTACTCTCCAACTTGCTTGGGAGAATTGGGGTTAAACTCTGGTCCGGCATCTTCACAGAGACTTCGAAGTGAGGAATCTCTAGCTCGTTCCGCTGCTTCACGCTCTCTGGCGACGGCTTTTGAATCAATGAAGATGCCTCGTTCGGACATGCTATAGAGGGACTTCCAGGAGGGGGATAGTATGCGTCGAAGGGTACGCATACGATCACCAAGATTCCGTCGCAAGACTTGGTACACCATATACGTGTATTTAGCATCGCGAGCAGCATATTCTGCATCTTCGAGAGCGTTTGGGTTAAATTCATTCCAATCTTTTCCCTTCCAGGCAGGTACTCCTAAGTACTTGACTGCACAAGATTCTAACCCAAGAGCTTGGGTTTCATCATCAAGATAGGCCATTGCCATTGCATCGTCACTGGCTGGCATCTCAATTCCCCAATTCTTCATCTTGGGTTCATCAAATGCCCACCCATTCCAAGTGACTAGTTGCGACCCACTGTCACGTAATGCACATGCCAAGTCGCGTATGTTCCGCTCGCCAATCGCAACAAAGGCGTCTTTGCCGTTTGAGGATGACAGCATCGTCGGGTAATCCGTAATTTGTCCATTTTCTGCCGTTTCTATATCCCAAGCCCAATAGTTAGCTGTCGGTAGGTGCATACGGATGCCTCCACTTAATGTTTGTAACTCTTTTCCCGCGAGCTCTCCTAACACAAGAGTCACAAGGCTCGTGAGTCACGTATAAAGTTGCTTGGTTCCCCCACATTAGTGTATACGGGTTAAAGAGTTTAAGGGCATTAGTTTCTGCATGAATAGACCTACTACAATGATCCTTAACAATACGGCATCCCACATCAATACAATGCTTGTACCCCGAAGGAGCCCCATTATATCCTGTAAAGATAATCTTATTGCGTATCACTAAAAGTGCCCCGACTTTTAATCTTAGACAAGTAGATCTCTGAGCAACCTTCTCGGCAATATCTAAAAAGTATTCATCCCAAGAAGGGCGTTGGTTCTCTGAGTATTCTGTAGTCATTAGGTCAAACTCCTCCAAAATAAGGGTCTTCATCTAACAGGCTCATCCACATCTCATCCGCTTGGTCCTCAGGACGAGTCCAAAGCACCGTATTTCTCATCGCTGAATAAAACCAACCTTTATACCGGCCTATGCCGTTAACTACAATGGCCCCAGTCTCAGGCTCTTCGTGAAAAACATAATCATTCATTAGATCAAACTCCATGCCCTTAAAGACCCCTCGAAGCTGTTATTGGTTTCCTCTCTGACTAATTGCAACATCTTAGCCGCTAGTTCTCGGATCTCTAGCTGGGCATGTTCTGAGTTTCTAAGCATCTGAAAATGAGCGAAAGAGTGAAAGTTGCAAGAGACGATAAAGGTTAACTTGCGAGCGTAGGTGAGAGCATATCGAGCAGACTCCTTTGCGCGGCTACGGCCTAGTGTAGGGGTAAGGTCTGTGATGAGCCTATGGTAGAGAGCACTCGTGGCGTAGCTCATAGCGTCTAGTGCCCCGAGTGAGTCCTCATTCCAGTCGGACGGAGAGTAGAATTGATCTTCCTCATACTCCTTGTATCGAGCGCTTTCTGTATTGATTGAAAAGGTGCGATGTTTAAGAAACTGAATATGGGTGGCAACATCGGCAATAATCTGGAATTGAAGCCATGAGTGCTCAAAAGGCACCGTATGCCTTGGTACTGAGGTTCCTAGTCGCATGAGGAGCTTTGGGATGCGCTGCCTCTTCTCGTCCGTCATCCCTCCCGTAGAAGCCCAGGCAGCTTCAGCATGGCTTATGTCTCCGCCTGCATACCGCAATAGTTTAACGTCATTTTTCATACAAGCTCACAACTCCCTCCGTTGCAGGTGCCCTCTGAGGCCCCTGTTGTCTGATCTTCTTTTTCGTAGTTAGAAAGTTTCGAGTAATCTATTCTCTCCGGCATGAGTTTCATAGCATCACTATAATCCTGACTAGAGACCTCCTGAAAAGGAGCCTGCTCATACACATGGTTTTCGTAGGGGAGAAACGCTACTCCTTGTATTTTATCCCAGTGTGTGTAAACATATTCCCCGACTTCTGCCCACTCATTGTCCCTCACCTGAATCGTGCAGGAGGGGTTATGATGGGTGTAATGAGTTTTCCACCGGATGACTTCTTTCAATTGTCCAAGGGCGGATAAATGCCTACGTACTGTAGAATCCACAGGAGCGGCTACGGGGAAGGTAAGCACCCAAGTAGTCGCATTCGATTTGCTTTGACCGTTTTCCGGGGTAGCGCGAAACCCTTGGTCTTGAAGCATAGGAAGTAATGGATCGGAAGCGGCGATACGCACCCTTCGCAGATAGTAAGGGCTCCATCGCGGGTGCATACCGGCAGAGGTATTGGTATATAGAGACGTGGTTCCTTCTGGCTTCACACAGGTTATAGCGGCAGAAGGGTTTATCCCCAACCTCTTGGCTAGTCTCAGGTTTTCAGACTCGGCGATAAACCTAAAACATTCAAGATCTCCATTGCCTAACCTGCGTATGTCAGAGATGCCGGTCATAGAAACTCCTAGCAACCGTTCCTCTAGCTGATTCTTCAACCATTCGGGCCTGACATAATGAAAGTGACTTATCAAAGATTGTAATGTTCCTATACGCGTTGCAATTCTAACTTTACGTTCAATAGCATCAAAATCATCATGATTACGTAAGATGACCGTCGAGAGGTTGCATGTTTGCCGAGAGCGCAGAGAAATTTCTCCACACGGGTTAGTTAGGAGACTATCATACCGTTGCCCGGTAAGAGGTCTCTTTGCCCATCGGGAACGATTAAAAATACCCGGTTCTCCTGTTCCTCCTGAGCTAAGCTCCTGCCAAAAATCATAAAACTCTTCTTTGTCAGGCTTCGAATTGAACACTTGGGAGTTATTAGCCATCGCTCTCCATGGCGAGTGATCCCAGAATGCACCTCTTTTAGCGCCTCGCACGTCTGCGGTGTCGAACAGAATTATCTCAGAAGAACGTCGAACTCCTCCGGCTACGACGGCTTCTCCAATCATATTCACAATGTCTGCACATTCTAAAGGGGAGAGTTGGTATCCTAGCGTTCCTCTTAGAACTACTTTACGTGTAAATTCAAGGAGTTTCTTCAACGGCTCTGGCCCCGACGCCCGACCGCCCATCACGCTCAAGCGTGAACCTGCTGGGCGAATGCCCGAATAATTGAAGACTGCATCCACGCCCTCGTGCCAACATTGAAGTCCGAACACAAGAGCGTCTGCCCAACCTTCCCGAGAATCTTCTACTTTCCATTGAACGGTTATTCCTATCTTACAGGGTTGAATACACGGTAAGAAACGTACAAAATCTTGCTCTACGCTGACTCCTATACCTGTGCCGCTCATCAAAACAAACAATATCTCACCGAATGTGTGTAAACTGTCCAAAGCAATGGCCGAACAGTTATAGGCGGTCATGGCATTTTGTTTGACTGTTTCACCTGCTGCCCACAACAATCTGTTTGACCCGGCGACTTTATGATCGTACACAGCCAACAGGGTTTCTGCTTGTTCATCGGGAGAGAATACTCCTGGGGCAAGGGAAAAGAGATACTCGCAGTATCTCGTGACTGTCTCTGCCCATGTTTCGCGTCTTTGTGCTTCATCAAGCCACCTCGAATAGGTTCTGTAGTAAATAAATTTTGCAAGTTCGTTTTGGAACGGTTCTTCCCGAAGATTAAAGAGCAGAGAATTCGTTTTCATTACTTCGTCCTTCCATATTGGGTGCACTCGCTAATGCGGCCTGAATGCTCCCATGCGGTGCATGCCCAATCAGCTGTTACAAGGTCAAACCGCCTTGAAGTCCATCATTTATTGGAACGCTTGCCTAAGACCAAGGCCTATTGCTATGCAAAAAGCTACGCCAATCACAAATATTATATATAACATTATATACGGTGTGGACATTATTTACCTCCTTTAAAGTAGTAGTAGAATCGTTCTATAACCGTCCTAGTTATTCCTTCTCGTTGAATATCATCTAACGTAAAGTTTACAATCCCGAATTGTTCCTCTAGTTTGAACAGTCTCAATGCGACCGCTAATCCGCTATCTATGCCTATATCACTTTGGTGCGCGTCACCACAGAGTACCATTCGAGATTCCATTCCAAGCCTTGTCATAACCATCTCCATTTGTTTCGGAGTAACATTTTGGGCTTCATCGACAATAATGAATTTGTTGGTAAAGGTACGTCCTCTCATAAGCTCCAAGGGTACACATTCTATCGGACTATTAGGACCCTCTAAGAGTGCTTGGATGTTAGGCACATTGAGGTCGATGAGCACTTCCATTACCGGCTCCATGAATGGAGCAATCTTTTCGTCAATAGTCCCTGGAAGGAACCCGAAGTTGCGGCCCGCAGGCACCAATGGCCTAGATACAATAATTCCCTCGATCTGTCCCTTGAGAAGCATATCGAATGCTACACAGACAGAGACGAAGGTCTTCCCTGTCCCTGCAGGGCCTGTAGCCATCGTTATGCGCTTCGCAGCTATTGTTTGTGCGAGACTTATCTGAGTACGGGTACGAGGTTCCCAGGTAAACTTTTCAGGCTTGTAATGCCGAACCATAGTCAACCTTCCAGTAGGTGAATTGCACTTTTGCTGGAGTCGTTTGCCCTTTTGTGGCGTTTCGAATGTCTGAGACGATAACCTTGTAATAGGTTGGGACTTTTACTAAGTCTTCTATTCCGTAGGTTGGATGTGTATTATACATCATCCCAAAGTCTTTGTGAAGGGGGTAGACCTTTCCTCTATGTTTCTTTATGCCACTCTTCTTCGTGAGAGATACAAGCGCTGCGTTCCCCATTGATATTATGATGGTCGGTTGGAGCTGAGCAATGTCCTCTTGTAGGTATGGGCGGCAGGGACCAATACTATGGGTTATATTAGGAAAGAAGGTAGGAGGAGCACATCGAACACAAGATGTAATCGTTGCGTCATCATATAAAACACCACTATCTTTGAGAACTTTACGAAGCAAGGCCCCTTTTTTCCCAGTCCCATATTCCCCTCTAAGGTCATCTTCTCCCGTGGGATAGGATGTTACCACTAGGATCTTACCCTGCATATTAGTTCTCATGCAGTTAGTAAGGGCCCCTTCTCCTAGGGGGCATTTATGACATATCATGGATTAACTGCAGTGCGAACATTATGCGCGCGGCAGCATGAGATAAATGATCCTCAGTGTTATCCTTTGACATATACTGTAATAAATGATTTATAGCATGGTTAATGTGGTCATCACAATCAATAGTACGCCAATTAGATTGGCCATACACTCTATTGCCTTCCTTTAACACTTCAGCTACTTGAAGAAGAGCCATTGCAGGGAAGTCTCGATGAAATTCTGTTTTTATCTCGGATTGTTTACTCATATTATGCCCTTCCCTGGTAGGATTGGCCGTTCATTAAATGCTAATTCTCTAAGGTCTGCGTGTGTGATGGACTCATGGAAGTTTTCTTTGCCGGATAATGTCCTTGCAATGAAGGAATCAACGGTATTAGGGCATTGATACAAGCTAACGCATTTGCTTTTTCCGGGGGAGTATATTCGGTCCCTAGCTTGGAGTTCAATGTCGAAACTAAATCCTTGAGACACAAAGAACACATGGGAAGCGGAGGCAAATGATATTCCGATTCCTCCTGAATCTGTCTGTACAATTGCAACGCAACCTGAACCATGAAGTTCAAACGCCGCAATTGCTTTACCCCTATCTTGTCCGGTAACACTCCCATTGATTCGAAACACGTTCCTTGGTCCGAACTCTTTGCAGGTTCGCTCATATAATTGATTCCCTTCTTCTGTAAATTTGTGGAATACAACAATCTTCTCCCCGGACTCAATGATTTCCTCTAAATCGTGCATAACCGCATCAATTTTTGTTGAATGAATTTTGTGAAGCTCCCCATTCACGTCCTTGATAAACCCTGAAGTGAGTTGTTGTAGTCTAATGATCCTTTGTAATTTGTGAGTTACGTCGATGGTTTCGTTCTTTTGTAAAGCATCGACAGTAATCCAATCCTTTACAAGGCTGGCATACAGGTCTGCGGCCTTGGGGGGTAATGAAACTTCACGGATTATAGTTTGCCATTGATCGGGCCCGAAGACATCCTCTCGTCTCACGATGTCTGCACATTGTAATAGCATTTCTCTAATCTTCTCAGGGTGGAGCACCCCTAGAATCTTGTCAGGGAACATCGAATCCCGAATGAGGTACTTCTTAGCGAAGCGCTCATAAGAGGCCCCCCAGAGGGCCTTGTCAATGCCTACGAGTTGCCCCCACAGGTTGCCGACGTTGTTCGGGGTCGGTGTTCCTGTGAGTAGCCGAACATAATCAGTTAGCCAACAGATCCTACGCGCGGCTTTGCCTCGTAACGTAGACTTGCCCTTGTAGCGGTGACTCTCATCCCCAATGAATAAGTCGGGCCTCCAGCTTAAGATAGGATCAACTAACTTACCAAGCTTATCATCATTGACGACAACAATCCCCGCCTTATTGGCCTTCAACCAGGCGGCTATTCTGGTGGATGACCACCCGAAAGCCGGAATGGGCATTTCCTTGGCCTCTGTGAGCACTTGCACCCATTGTGGACACACAACCAAGGGTGCGGCTATCAAGGCCCGTAGCGGCCTTTCTAGGCCCCTCTGTGTTGATAGTAGGAACTCCACCGCCACTCTACTCTTCCCGAGACGGGGAGAATGGAGCAACATGAGCTTAGGTCGAGCATGGGTTCGGTCTAAACACGCCTGTTGATGCCCCCAAAGTGGGGGGAGTACCTTGCTCATTTGACAGCCTCTTTAGAGAGAGAAGGAGGGTGATTCATGATCCATGACCCTATATATATATATAAATCAGAATCGTTCTTCTATAGAGTAAGTTTGAGTACCCTTCAAGATCCTACTAACGCTAGATTGACTAATTCCTAACTTTTCAGCTATAGTCCTTTGAGATAACCCTTGCGAGTGTAGTTCCTGAACAGCATCATCTCTTTTTCTCATCTCAAGGTCGTCTTCAATTGCTTGTAAGGCTTCAGAGTCTTCTTCATACCCGGTAGTTATCCAAGCCTCTCGAACTTTTACAACCCCTTCTTTAGTCTTAACCTTTAAAGCTCTTGTAGAATCTCTAGGGTCGACTAGCTCTTTCTTTTCTCCTAACATTTTCAACACATGAGGAGGGTAATCTATGTTAGACTTTTCTATCCTGAGAGTAAGAAGTTGGTTCGGCTTCCTAGAGAACTCGATTACATGTCTTGCAACATTCAAGAACTCGGTCGATCCTCCGGGTAACCCTTTCTTGTTTGTATGAAAGATGCCAATGATAAGACAACCAGTCCTTTGGGCTATATCGGCTAACGGCGACAACCCTGACCTAGCTCTTTCACCTGCATCTCCATCTCGTTCTTTCAAGTGGTCCTTAATAGAGTCAAACCAAACCACCTTAAAGTCATGCTTGACAACAATCTCCTCTAACCTAGCAGCATCCTGGGGGAACTTAAGGCTGAGAGGCATGGAGTAATGCCCAAGGTAAGTAGGGTCGGCTCCCGACACAACGGCACATGCCTTCCAGTACTCTGGATGATCCTCATGGTTTACAAGAAGGAACTTGTGCTGCTCTTGTGTGACCAAAGATGCTAGATAGTGACCAAAGGAACTCTTGCCGGTACCGCCAGGAGCGTATGCAGTAAGAAGGTTGCCTCCTCGGGGGATGAAGTCCGGGATGTACCAATCGAGCATTGGCAAGTCAAAAGAACAGTCCATTACAATCTCCGGCTCCTCTTCTACAAGCTCCAATCCCTTTTGCGGGGCATAGGAGGCCACTGAGTGAGCAATACGACTACAATCATCCTGAGTATAGGGGTGGTCCGTATCCACGTCTTGTAGGGCCGCTAAAGGGCCGTTTTGGAGGACCCTTGCAATTGTGCTCTCAGAGAGACTCTCTTGTCCTCGTAACCAGGAAGCTAAGGTATGGAGAAACCGGTCGTGATCCCCGTTAGGGATACCTCCCTGGGACTCATTCTCGACGGCGATCCTATCTGACTTCTCCTCAAACATGAAGTCAAGTAGAAACTGAGGAGCGGGTACCGGTTCCATTGCGTTGACTAAACGGTAAGGTACTCCCCCGATAGTAGAGCTCGGCCCTACTAGGTACCCTCCACATTTGATGTCGGCGATAGGAAGATCGTCCGGCCCTCTCCATACCCTCTTAAAGGCCCCTTGGAAGCCCGTAGGGACGCTATAGAGCAGATGCCGCCCTCTGGCACTGCTGCGCGGCGTAATCTGCTCCCAAGTCTCAGGAAGGGACGATTCCAGGGCACTACGTTCTGGATGCTCATGGTCAATGTCTACCAATAACCATTGCCCATCAAGGACGATCCCATAATTGGAGGATGGATGACCGACCAACGGCGCTCGGACGGCATCCAGATGGCCTCTAGGCGTTTTAGGTACCTTGCTGCCAGGCACTAGAGGGAAGATACGGGCACCTTTTGGTATCATTATGCAACCTTTTTACCTTGTATTGTATTCAATACCGGAGTAGCTTGTGCGAATGGTATCTTGTCCTTCGTTACCTGCTCAATAAGAAACGTCGGAATGTATAATGGGATTATAGCACCTGTGCTTTTTCGTGTTGTCATACGGCTCTCCTGATTTAGGTATTTCTAGTATGCCGAGAGAATGGGGAATTGTCGATAGGACTTCTGTAATAGAGCCTTTACTTAAACCCTCTATTCAATGTCTACTATTTGAGGTAAGATGCTAGCACAAGGAGATACAACATGAATAAGAAGTATGAACTCACTGATGAAACTTGCAAAGTAGCTGGAAAAACTCTCTACCGTATCCGAGCTCTCAGAGACATTGACCTGTTTGGAGTCAACACAGGT